TGTAATGTTGGCATATAATGTACAAGTGAATCCTCAGTCTCCCAAACCACGTCCGTGGTGGGAACTATTTGATAAAATTTATTAGGGTATATAAGTTTTAAATATATTAGTATAATATAATTCTAAATTAATTTGCTCTGAGGGTGAAATACCAGTTCGTACAGCAAAAGCATCGCGCAGCACTGGATCAACATCTTTTAATACCAGTGTGTAGTCGGTGTGAGCACCGTACCGTCGAAGTTTCTCAAACTTGGCGATGAGCTTTGCTTTACGCAGATTTGCCCTTGAATCATTCATCAACAATTGGGCGATCTGCTGAACTATTGGTCCTATAATGGGCGTTGAGCCGTCAGTATAAGCATATGATAAACACTTGGCTAATAATAAGGTGGGCAATTTCCCCATGGATAAAGTAATATGTAACTTTGCTAATGATCTATAAGGGTCCGCATAACTAAGTAATTTGATGCCATCTGTGCATAGAAATCTGCCGCAGAATGATGTTTCACTTATGTCGTTAGTGACAAACAATTTGACTTTGAACCCCATACTGTCTAATGCATATATACGGTCTGTAACATCATGGTCTGCTGTGAAAGCCATGATGCCGTCGTCTCCTTCATGATAAGACAACCAATCTGGGATGGGCAAATCATAAAATAATGCCCAAGTATTGAACAAATTAATAAGACCGTTACCTATGGAAGTATGTGCATCTCCGGAGCATCTAGTGCCATTTACATTATATAACAACCCCATCTCTGATAGTCCTTTAGTCATATGTGCTAAAGAGAGAATTTCTAGCAGGAATTGTGGATCCTCGAAGTAGGATGCTAGAACTGGGTCTTGGACTTCCTCTATCCAATCTTTAGATATTGTCATGTCGAATCGGCAATAATCTGTTTCCGCATATACAAAATAATTAAGAAGAGCGGTCATTTTGGCATCACGTTCGGTGAGATTGATGCCTTTTACGAGGAAAGGAGCATCTTGAAGATGATGCTCTACAGCGGATATGTATGGTCCGATAACTGCCAAGAAATGGTCGGATCTTGGTGATATATTTCTCGGATCTGTGAGAGTGGTACTGGACTCCATTTTAAGAAAGCATTTGACTAACGAATCTTTCTTTTCCAGCCCTCCGTTGGCCACGACCTCGTCTCGAGCTTTGCGCAGCTGTTCCCTTCTTATGACGGGGTATCTTGCCACCCACTCCTCGAAGGGGAGCGGTTCCAGTTTGTTCTCTTTGTCCCTCAGATGAGCCACTTCCTTGATGAACTTTGTGACTAACATTCGTATCGGGGACGACTGGAAGCTGATTGGTGTTAACTCGGCATGTGCATTGATTTCTTCGTTGAAGCGATGTAAGAACGTGGTACACACTGGCCTTCCTGGCGGAGAGAGCTCCATTTGCTCGGTCGACAGCACACTGGAAACAAACGTACAGTTGGATGCAAGGCTCAAGATCTCCATCTGATCCAGATCTGCTGAGAAGTACTTCCCATCCCTGAAAAGTTGTTCCGTTTCTTCGTGTGTATTCCACGGACATGAGGTACAGCAGTGCGTCACCAATGGAACGGCCGTCTGATTCTGTGTGGTACTCGGCAGTAGAGTAAGACATTCCTGTCGTACAGTCGGGGACTGAGTAGACATCTGGACGTCGAATCCCAACTCCATCAACATGTATACTTGTGCTACTGGACACAGATTCTGATACGGAAGACAGGTCGTCCATGGCTCTGACATCTCTTGGTGAATCATTGTAGGGCTCCTCATCGTCAGAATAGGGTGAGGTGTCGGTTGCAGTCTCATAACCCTCCTCTCCATCGAGCTGAGCACGTTGTTCACAGTCCGCGCAGGTACCGCAGAGGCATTCTCTAAAAGCGGCGGCATCAGCATTCTGGCGGACGTCTTGAAAGGGAAACTTCGCATCAACTCTGAAAGGCTCCTTACAATCGACATTCTGACGTGGCGTGAACACAGTGTAAGTGGGAACGTCATGGTTCTCATACAACCATTCGTCTGAACTTGGTCTGCTGGCGAATGGATTCAATCGTGAAATGTAATAATAAATATTATATGTGAATCGTTGAGTATACCCGGCATCAAAGGGCAAATTGTAAAACACAGTGGGACCTGCCTCCACGGCTGCTCTATTGACAGCATCACTCATAAGCATGACCCAAGCTGTGGGGTTCGAAATATGCATTTTATGAGCAGTGATCTTGCTAGCAAGAAAGCTTCTGACACTATCATAAAGCTCAGAGGGCTTACGTACATCTGTGGCCAATCGTGCTACTACTGAGTTATAAATTGTTTTGGGCATTGACTCATACCTATCTCCGACATGTGTGACGGTCTCATCATTAATGAGAAAATGTTGACCGCCCACATTTTTCCGTACCCACGGTTTATCTAAATGCTTGTGCGATGCGATGTACCTGACTGTATAATATTTGACATCATCTTGTTCGAACAAAAACAGTTGTTCAACGGGTCCATGAGGTGAGTCCAAACATCTAAAGTGGGGGGTTACAGCTCCAGCTTCCGTCTCACAATGAGATACGTGAGTTTTTCGGACGGGAGGGTAAACCATTACGTTGTCCACATTAGCTAGTTTGACTACTTCTGTTTGAGACAGAACGCATCCAGGTAGGATTATGTGTTTGTTGGAATTCGAATGAGCGGTGAAGTGTTGGCCTTTCAGCATGATATAGTCGCCAATGGCTGATGCTTCTTGAGGCGGTAACAACACAGCTTTCTTATTTCCGCAGTAAAATTTGTGCACAAATTCCCCCTGGGTGACGTACAAATGGATGGTTGACTGTTCCTTCTCGAGAAAAGAGGACACTGCTTCATCAGTGATCATACCTGAGACGATAGGTTCGTCGATTGTTTCGATGTATGATATAAATTCGTCAGCGAGTCCGAATTTCTCGAGGGCAACAACAGCACAATTGAGATACTTTCCGTGTTTTTCACTTTTCAGATACCCCTGTACATACTTGGGTTCTGATCCTGCATAATGGTTGGTGGTGCACAGCCCGTCAAAGCAATCCACGCATTTCATCGTAGCACTGTGCTTAACTCCAAATGAGTTACGCAACAGTTTAATGGTGGTGCTGACGCTCATGGATTTGCCCACTCCAGTAAAGGAGGGGGTTGGCGTGCGACGCTCACCAGGAGACTTCATGACCAATCGGGCCTTCCTGGATCCCAACTTATATTTACAGTATACTATGGTTGAAAATATTGATGCAGTGATAAAAATGAATACGGCAGTATGTATGTTGAATATGGAATGATAAAATGCATTCCTGAGCGTGGCCTCGGATAACCACGTATAAGAGTTGAGAAACTGCTCTGTAAAATCAAATCCAAGAGCAAATCCGAGCTGGTAACAATAATATTCAAAAGTTATGTACAACGACGCCAACACCCGAATGGGCGTGAGCGCAACTTTATGAAAAAACGACAACATATTGATTTATTGAGGGCAAAACTTTAACAATAAATCAAAGTTGGCCTACTGAGGGCAAAACTTTGACAGTAGGACAATAAAATCAACTAAAACCCCTAATAACCCACCGGCCAATCGATTACGATTCAAACGGGTGACCAAGTTATGTCGGAGTGAATTAATACTTCGATTAACGGCGTTTCAGAAATGCAGTGGCATCCGCAATCATGATAGTGTTGAATGAAACCACTTTATCGCAGTGAAAAGCACAAGGCTGCAAATTTTGAACACGTCTAGCGCGAAGACAATAACTCAAAGCTTCAGAAATTTCAGGATGAGATTTGGAAATATGCTGAGAAACAATGATAAGTTGACGATTAGTTAATGAATTAATGCACAATGTATTGTTGGCAATCCACTTGGTGATACACAAATAACAATTGACACCAGGGGTGGGGCGTATAGCCGTGCAATAATGAAATTTAGGCGATATAGCCATAATAAAACCTATAAGGATACAGAATCAGTGAATTTGTTACGCTATATTGAGCGCTTTCAGCTTCAGCGGGGTGCCAAGTCCACATTCACTCCAAATGCACTGTAAAGATTCGATATAGGGGGGAGTTTTAAAATAATCAGGTGCTATGCCTTTCAGCTTTACGGCGAGGGGGCAATCTGGCAGGTAGAGGAGGTTCTCGAAATACTGACCTCCACCAACCAGCAGCTAGGATCCAGGCGTTACCTGGCTTCCCGCTGTGATACCGCTTACGTAAGACTACTGAGGCGCGGTCCCCAGTAGAATGGCTTAACAGGAGGGAGGAATGGGTACCTCCAAATCCTGTGTAAGGCTG